CATGCCCTAAACCCCTTTCAAATAGGATTTCAAATCCTATTTTGAAGGGTCTATATGCTATTTGTCAATAAGCGACACGCCGTCAAAGTTATCCATGTGATCATCAATGGTTCTATGAATGGGAAAAATATCCTCAACCATATCGCTTGCCTTCAACTAAGAAGCTGCCATCTTTTTCTATTGGTATGGCTACTGGCTGGACACGTTTTCTGTCTATGTAGATTATGCCAAACCCTTTTTGCCAGTTAAATGTTCCGCGTGTGTAATAGGCTTGGCTCTCATCCATCAAATGTCCAACCTCAAAGCCTGTCAGGATACCCCTTAAAACGCCCCCAGAAGCCGTTGTAAAGCTTGATATACCCTGTCTGTGGGTATGACCACAAACCACCGATAAACCATGCCTCTTAGCCGATTCTAGGGCTGTTAAACCCCCTTGTGGCTTGATAGCCTGCTCATCGCCATGCACCATTACCCAGCCATTATGGAACTGGTATGGCTTGCTGTGGTAGGTGATGCCTAAATCATCCAAGTGCAAGAACTTTTCTATGGTCAATTCAGGCAGACCAATAAGCCCTGGCAAGCGCTTGCTTAATGAGTTGTAAAGTCTTGCCCCGTGATTGCTTCGGCTGAGATGTCGTACTTGAAGCTCGGCGAGAACGCGCACAGTTTCATCACGATCTCTACCAATGCTTCCTGACCACTCATCCCTACCGGTTGACCATCTGCTAATTGTTTGGAAGTCAATCTCATCGCCCACACATAGAACGTCATCAGGCTTGTACTTTCTGATGAATTGGGCAACATTTCTAACAGCTTTCTTATCGTGGAATGGAACTTGTAGATCAGAGATAACTACAATTCGCTTAATCTTCATCCTCATCTTCATCTTCATACGGCCAATGATTAGGATTCTGTATTACCCAATCGGGTAAACGCAACTGTTCTTCAATGTACCAGCGCGCCCTATCTTCACCATATCCAGCGCGAACTAATGCCTCATAACATTCAACAATTGATGCAGCCCAAATATCAATGGGTCGCAGAATGTCTGTTGATGCTTTGCGCGCAGCCGCTTCTTTGCGCTTGCGTTTAGCGGCTTGTTCGCTTTTTGATATTCTTCTTGCGCTCATGAGTAAGCAATTCTAGAACCATTGATTCAAGTTTATCTATGCGCGACACGATATTTGATGCTTCAAGTATTGAAGGCACTTCATGTCGGATAATGTATCTAAGCCCACCGACAATAAGCGCACAGCAGGAAAGGATGGCAGCTACAAAGCCTGCCCATTCAGCCGGGCTCAACGCCGACCAAACGCCGTATCGTTAGGGTTTAACCAACGTAGGATAACTGGAAGGCTTGCTACTAACGCTGCATTGACAATTGCAGGTGCATCCCAGCCTACTGCCAAATAGGTTGCTATTCCGGCGGCTAAGAAGCTTCTTGCCCAACTTGCTGCTACTGCTTTTGCTTGCTCCATTTAAGGGCTCTCCTGTCAATATAGGGATTTGAAACATACTGCCATCTGTATCGCCCTTAGCAGTAAAGCTAATATGTACATGCGTTTTATGCGGATTCAATCCGCTGTAAACTCTCCATTTGTAGTTCTTTTTCCAACTTGCAATTTTGCCGTTGAAGATAATGTAGCTAATTCTTTTATCAGATCTGGCAAGTATTCGTAACTGATCCGCAAGGTCGAATATGGCTGATTTGTCTGACTTGAGATCAGAGTCCACATCCAAGGCACGTACAACGTCTGCCTCATTAGGGTTATGGTCAGATTTAGGAGAATGAGCCTTGTGCTGGGTCGAAGCAAGCCAACCATCGGAACGTCTATCTCTATCGGGGAACGCATCATCTATCTGCTCGCGTAATTGCTGACCAGCTTTGCACAGTTTAGGCATTATCTTTATAGATTGTGCTAAGCGGTGGGCTTGCCTAGTGTGAGCCCATCAGGAATTGGCTGGTCATATTCCCATTTATAAATATAAGCGCCAACGCCATCAGAATCATCTCGTAGAATAATTTTCGTTCTGAAATCTTTTTCAGTTAATTCAGGATAAGCATTTTGTATTATTTCCCATAATTCCATTTTTATGCTCCTAGATAATCAGCGGTTAATCTTGCGGTGGTAAGGGTTTTCGTTCCGCCGCTACTTTGATAGACAAATATTTCAAAATAATCTGTGGCAACTGCATCAACTGTTATACTGCCAATAAAAGTATCTGCGTTGCCTCTTTCATTATAAAGGGTGCCAGAAGCATCAAGTCCCTCGCCTGTTAAGGCACTACCATTTTTATAAAAAGAAGTGTATAAAGCAGTAGTTACATCAGAATTAAAGTTACCAACAAAAGTAAAATTATATTTGCCGCCCTTGCCTGTTGGGATAGTAATGCGGCTAGTGTTTGTGGAAGTGTCGTGGAAGCCGTCAGTATCCCACCCTTCGCTTGGAAATGTTATCGCTGTGTAGGTTGTATTTGAAATAGATTGTGATGAACTATTTCTATTTGCTTGAACACCGACATAAGTTGCACCACTACTAACAGCGCCCCATTCAGGCGCGGTTGCCCCAGAATTGACTTTCAGAACCTGTCCAGCCGTTCCAATGCCGAGCCTAGCCATTGTGTCTGCTGCTGTTCCATAAAGTAAATCACCAGCAGTAGTAATAAGATCAGTTGAACTATTAGTGATAACTGGAATTGGCCCAGTTCCGCTTGCAATTGATATTCCTACACCAGCTTGAACTTCCGTAATATCACCAGCGTTACCAACATTGACCCATGATGATCCGTTGTAAACTTCAACCGCGTTGGTGTCTTGTAGGTAAGACATCATTCCTTCAGCCAACACGCCGCTTAATGCAGTAGTGCGAGCAGTAGAGCTGGCAAACACCATAACTGTTTGCTCATTCAAATAGGTATTAACCTGAGCTGCCGTTAACACATCGCCTGTGTTAAAGAGCTTATATCCTGCGCCTGCCATTTGTTCTCCTTAGTAGCTCAGCACGTCTTCACCTAGTATACCCGATACATCGGAATCTAGGACAAAGCCTGCTAATAGTGGTTCGGTGGTGTATAGGGTAGTCATCCAGGATGACTTGGTAATATCGTGATGGATAGCATTTACTAGGCTTGATTGCACCACGCTAGTTGATCCTGGGGTGGTCTTGGTAACTGTTACTCCATCAAGCAATTCTATGTCTACCCCTGCTAATGGCTTGTTGGGGTTTGCATCATCATAAAGGTTTAGCTGAATGCTATCTATGCGTATCTCAGGGTCTTTGCGTGTGGCTAGTATGCCTTCGGCTTGATTTAAGGCTTCAGCATCGGTCTGCACCAATATGCCTGAGCGTTGACCTGAATGCAAGAAATACTTATCAATGGAATCTTGGTCAAAGGCATTCTGAGCTGTGCCACCCAAACGTGTGATAGTTACGTCATTTATCAAGTTTGTATCATCAAATGCAACTACGGCATTTGTGTATGAAATGTCTGTGCCTTGATCACTAAACTCGTAGACCGGGAACGCTGGCGTGGCTATAAGGGCATTACGGCTTACGAAATCAACCTTGCCATTGGCATCTAGGAAGATACCGCCAAACTCGCTCTGTTCCACGTTAAACAGCGCCTGAAGGGCATCCCTGTCTGTGCCTGGGTCTGCTTGAAGGGTAGAATCACCTGTATCTACGTTACGCAAGCTTAAAGGCCATTCAATCTCATCTAGGATGGCATTTACTCTAGCCCCTGAAGTTTGTACCCCTGAGCCTGTAACAGTTGTTATGCCTGAGCCTGCAAGCAACTTAAAGCCATCTACGCAGCGTAGGGTAACTGTGCTTAGCTCATCGTTGCCTTGCCTGAACCCTGTGTCATAAGTGTTAATAAAGCCTGAGAATAGGAAATAGTCTTGGCTGTTGTAGGTTGCGTAGATGATAATCTGCCTTAGCGGCACAAGGTTTGGATAATAGATACTGGCAGGATTAGTCGGATTCCAATCACCTGTTTGATCATAAAGAGTTACGTTAGCCGTGCCAGCCTCAAACTGGGATGTTAAACGATTGCGCCCACGCCTAATAGAAACTTTAGTTACTAGGTCTGTTATCTCAATTGGCAACGTGCCAGAGCCAAGGGTATTTGTGCCTAATATGCCTTCAGTTGCGCTACCTAAAATTAAAGGGTTAATTTCAAAAGCGGTATCACTATCAAAGTCAACAAAGACACGCAGCGTTGGTGCTGGCATTAAATCGCCCTACTGCTTAACAATAGATTCTTGCCTGTTCTCTGATAGTTGTATTGAATGTCTGTAATGACCTCAGCCAAATCCTCAGCAGATGTAACGTTGCCTTCAACAGTAACGTTTATTTCAACGTTAGGAATAATGCCAGCTCTAAATGCTGCATCCATAGATTGACCTAAATACTCATTAGCCAATGCTTCCTCTGCTAAGGCTGTTGCATAATCTGCTACTGCTATTGTTTCTGTTAGTAATTCTGCCGCTCTTGCAGCCTCGGCTGCTGCTCGCGCTCCTTCTTCGGCTGCCGCTCTTTCTTCAGCAGTTTTTGCTTCAGCTAAAGCTTTTGCCGCGGCTGCTGCTGCCTCGGCTGCTTCTCTAGTAGCGCGTTCAGCTTCTTCTCTTGTTTGACCAGCAGCTACCGCGTAGGCTGCCGCTTTGTCCGTTTTAGCATCTAAAACATTTTGATTTGCTTTTGCTCGCCCTGCTGTAATACCAGTTGTTAGTTCATTTAAAGCTATTTGTTGTTTGGCTAATGTGTCAAACAAATCTTTTATGTTCTTCTTAGCAGCTTCAAAATATCCATCCCATTTATCAAATGGATTGCCAGCCTTTAAATTAGTTAACGATGTCGCAAGATCAGTTGTTTGCTTTTGTATCTCTTTTAACTTTTCTGCAAGGGCTGTGGCAGTTGCGCCATCCTCAGCCAAGATAGCCTTCATAAGCAACAAACGTGTGCGTTCTTCTTCAGTAATCTTGCCCTGCAACGCTGCTTCAATCTGTATCTTCTCTATGTCAAATACAGCCTTGGCCTTGGCTATGGCAAGCGCGTTCTTCTTTTCTTTATCAGATAACTTGTCTTGTTCTTTCTTTGTTTTAGTAATTTTTTGCTCAGCCCTAAGAATCTGATTGCGCGCACGTAATTCAGCACGGCCTCTTTCCTCTGATAGACGTGAAAGCTCCGCAGTTGAATCAATTAAGCCACGCACAAACTTTTGGAATACGCCATCGCTTTCTTCAAAATCTTTAACAATATCTTGGAACGCTTTAGCAAAGAATCCTGTTGCTTGGCCTGCTGCATATCCCAGCGCATCGCCTAATCCAATTACATCTTGTTGCAATTGTTCAATCTCAACTTGGCTGTCTTGTAAACCTTTTACTAAACCCTGACCAAATGCTTCTTTTGCCTGCTCAACTGATTCTGTGAGCCTAGCCATTTTGCCAGCAAGGGTATCGGCAGCCTTTGCAGATGATCCTTGGAACTTGTCTTGCAGCTCTGCCAGCACTTCATCAAAATCACGTGCTTTTAGGTCTGCTGTTGTGTAGCCAATTCTTAATTTAGCAAGCGCAGTTGTTTCGCCAAGATAGGCGCGTTGCAAGGCACTTGTTACAGTTCTTAAATCTTTACCTGTACCAGCAGCAATATCTAATGATGTGTTTAATAATTTTTGTGCAGTAGTTACATCTTGCGTTGCTTGTGATAATGAATTAAAAGCATCTGTTAACACACCACCGGATATACCAGATAACAGCGCAAGGTTGTCTATGTATTGATTAACAAATGGAGAAGCAAAGCCTAAGTTAATTGATTCTAATTGTGCTCTGAGTAAGTTGGCTTCTTTCTCTGCATCTTGAAATGCTTTAACTGAATCTTTGCCAAACTTAATAACTGCGCCAACTGAGAAAATGGCAGCAAACTTCTTGCCTAATGCGCTAAATGCTTTGTCGGCTTTACCAACTGCTTTATCATCAAAAGTAGTTACTATGGGAAAACGAATAGCCATTTTTACAACCTCGCTATTTCTGCATTAGCTGAAGCAGCTACTTGATCTAAAACCTTTAAAATTGTTGCCTGAGCTTTACCTTGATTATCTACTAGACTTGCGCCTAGTAAACGGCCTTGTGTCTTTGCTGTGCGCCCTGTTTGCTTTAATTCGCCTATTTCAGTATTGATGTTATCAATAAAGTTTCTGCCTGCATTAGAATTATTTGATTTAGCATCAGGGCTTCCGTATCGGTTCTGCCTTCCAGCAGTTTCAATAATTGCACCAGCCGCCGACTTGTTTAGCAAAGAAACTAATGATGCCCACCCTGATCTGTTGGCCTTACCTTTTGCTAAAGAATAGGTTAAGCCACGTCTTACTACGTTAGGCTCAAAGCTGGGAAAAGCGCGCTCACGGCCTGTTCGGCTTTTACGTTCATATCCTGGATAATCAAAGTTTCTTAGATTGCCAATTGTGCCAGGCACGTTGCTGCGAGCTGCTGAAGTTATTTCTTTTAACGGCGCAGCAATTTCTTTATCGTATGCCTTTAAGGTTTGTGGAGCTAGTTTACGCAGTATCTTCCTAGCCTCTACGACCCCTTTTACCTCTACTGGCATTTTTCCTATCTTCCGCTTGTTTCTTTAAAACCTCTTGAATAGCGTTTAACATACCTCTATCCATATTGACAAACTCACTAGGCGCAATCCCCGTATGTACAGATAGCTGGGCTACTCTGTACGTATAGGAATCACGCGTTAGCCATTTGGGGAATCATCACCAAGAACTTCAACAGCCTTTAAAGTTCCCAAAAACTTATCCCCAAATGGATAAACCTCTGGAGCATCTGCTCTACGCAGACACTCCCAAGCAAGCCAATAAATATCGCTCTGCTTTTGATCTTCTCTGAAAGCCTTGTAAAAGCCTTTCTTAGCATATTGCTCAAAAGCATATTCAACAGCAGGTGTGATCTCGTGGATACTTTCCGTGCCATCTGCCCTTACAACTTTAAGACTTGCCATTTTTGCCCCTTTGTTAAATTAGAACGTGCCTGTGTCGGCTACTGTTACAACTGAGTTTACAGTAAATGTGATGTCTTGTGTGGACATATCGCCAACGCCGCCGTTAATTGGTGTTAGATTGTTTACCAAAATATCACCAGTAAATAGCTTGTTGGTTGCTGATACTGCTGTGCCTTTATCTTGTAATAGTTTCCATGCAACAGTTGTGCCAAAAGCATCTGATAATGTATCAAGAACGGAAGTAGCTGCCTGGTCATTCAAAAATGACACAGTAAGGGTTGCTGATTCCAATCCCTTGACAAACTTGTGTGAAGAATCGCCCATGGCGGTTACTTCTAGCTCATCTGCTGTCTGATTTAGTGTTACTGATGTTACGTGATCGGAAAGGTCAACCGCGTTGATTTTCAATCCGACCTTGTTATTTAGCGTAATCGCCACGATTACTCCTCATCTTTCTTTGTTGGTTTTGGTTCTTTCTTTTCTGCGCTAGGGGTAACCTGACCAATCTTGATCAGAAAAGCCTCACGCTCTTTGTCATTATCAGCCATTATGTTAACTCCAATCGGATAGAACGCTGATTGATACTTCACCGGATAGCAGATCGCCTGCTGTTCCGGTTAAGACCGCCGGGGCGCTGAAAGTTCCAATTGAGTATGCAATTGATGATGCTTCCAGCTTGTTTACTATATTTAGGTAATAATCTTCAATGTTAATTAAGTTGCCTTGGTTATCAAACATAGGGGTTAGCACTATCAGCTTAAAGTTAACCTTAGGTTTAATTGCTTTGTAATGGTCGTTGCTTGGCTCAATGTATGGATCGCCAGGTTGCACCACAATGCTGTTAGCAAGCGGTGTGGCAGGTGGGAAGGAAAACACCTGCCACGCCGTATTATCAGTTAGCGCAGCCGCGATTGTTCCTCGTAGGGTAGAGATTGCTGACATTATCCTACTTGACCGCCCGGTGCTAAGTGATCCGCAAGTAAACCGCGAACACGTGCCATTAAGGTATTGCCCATGCGATACGGCGAAGGTTGAAAGTCTGGTGAGATGCCGCCAGCATTAGAAGCTTGGCGAGCCTGCCAAATGTCAACAGCAATCATAAGTGATGCAAGATTGACTTCAGGCAGGGTTTCGTAATCAATGTTAGTAGATGCGTAAACCCGACCATAAGGAACTACTTGGTGGTAAGGCTCTGTAACAGGTTGCCCTAAATCAAAAGTTAGTGAATGTCCATTAACAGCAGTTAGTGTTCTATTGCCATTAAAATGCTGGCGCACGTTTTCTACTGTTACAACTTGACCAACATAGAATTGGTCTGCTGTGCTTGCAAGAAATATCTTGCCGTAAGTGCCAAATCCTTCTAAAGCAGTAACTGATTGGTCGTTAAACCATAGTTTGTCTTTTACAATGTTTTCAGCAGCTTGGCAGCATTCTTCCACTACTGCTGAGCTGTATAAAGCACCAATGCCAAGTGCGCTACGCAGTTCAGCTTCAGTTACGTATGTTGCAGGCATTGTCTTTCCTTTCTAATGTTAGCCCCGGCGCAAGGGCTGTGCGCCGGGGTAACTCTACGATCTAATTAGTTAGATCAGGACTTGTTGAACCAGTTTGCACCAGCGCCAACTTTGGTAGCTAATGCACCATAGCCGTAATACAGCAAGTCAATTGTGCCATCGCTGTTTACGTTTGTGCGAAGCTGGAAGCGTGGTGATTCAAACCATTGATATGAATCTGGGTTGATTGCAACCATTGAGTAATCACCAAGTCCAGTATTTCCTGTTCCGGTGTTTAGGCGGTCTACATAAAGGCTTAGACCTGCAACTGTTCCACGAACTGAATCTGGGGAAATAGCTCCACCAGCATTCTGTGGGTTAGCTGCAATATAAATTGGGCGGCCACCATCATTGTAAGACATAATCTTTGCCCATTGTTCTGGGGATACTACAAGATTACGTGCAAAGCCTAGTGTTCCCTTATAGATTGCTGCTGCTGCTGTTGAGATAAATGTGAGCAATCCGTCTTTGTCTTCAGTTGTTGCAGTTGCGTTAAGAACGCCACCGGATGCAAGACCCTGTTGGACAAA